GTGAATGTTTTAAAATGTTAAAAAAAGCTAGAAATATTAGGAGTTAAACATGGTATGGACAAACAAAATGAACCCTCATTATAATGAGTTAAAAGCAATATATAAAAAACTTAAAAACAAAAATACTGAAGAAGATAAATTACTTAGATTTGAAGATGTCCCAAAAGAACTATCAGATTTAGATAAAGATGGAAATATTGAACGTACTAGCTATATGGAGTTTTATCTTGGGAACAAATACCACATTAATCCAAATGATTTAATTCAACCATCTGGTCTTAATTCTAAAAATAAAAATTATACTTAAAAGCCTTTAAGTCATTGATTTTAGATAATAATTAATAACAAATAGATAATTTATATAAAGTTTGTTATAAGTAACCTACCGATACTCATGGGAATAGAGGATTTATGGCAAGACCAAAGAAATATAATATTGATACAAAAGAAATTGTAAAACTAGCAAAATTAGGTTGTACCAATAAAGAAATGGGTGACTTTTTCGGTTGTTCAGCAGACCTTTTAGAAAAGAGTTATTCGGAATTTCTGATAAAAGGGAGGGCAGAGCAAAAAATGAGGTTAAGACAACTTCAATGGAAAGCCTGTGAAAGTGGGAATGTTACAATGCTAATCTTTCTGGGTAAGAATATGTTAGGTCAACAAGATAGAATAGAGCAGAACGAATTAGAAGAACCTTTAGTATGGTCATATGATTAATGGCATTAACAAAGCCACAAACAGAAGTTATTCATGATCAATCAAGGTTTAGAGTTCTTATTACTGGTAGAAGATTTGGAAAAACATTTTTAGCAATTAATGAACTAGCTAAGTTCGCAAGTATACCTAATCAGAAAGTCTGGTATGTTGCACCAACTTATAGACAAGCAAAAGCAATATGTTGGAATGTATTGAAAGAAAAAATGATACATCATAAATGGGTTAAGAATATAAATCATAGTGATTTAACTATTACACTCAAAAACAACTCACAAATAACCCTTAGAGGTAGTGACAACGAGCAATCATTAAGAGGGGTTGGTTTAAACTTCTTATGTATTGATGAATTTGCAGATGTAAGCCAAGAAGCTTGGTATGAAGTATTAAGACCAACATTGTCAGACACCAAAGGTCATGCTCTATTCTGTGGAAGTCCTAGAGGTTTTGGAAACTGGTCTTATGAATTATTTAAACAAGGGGAAACTAATAAAGATTGGTCATCATTTAAATATACAACTTTAGAAGGTGGTAATGTAGATGATGAAGAAGTAGAGCAAGCCAAACAAGATTTAGATATAAGAACATTTCAACAGGAATATGAAGCTACATTTGTTAATTATTCTGGTATGATATATTATAATTTTAATAGACAAAAGAATATTCTTGATAAATATAATAAAGATACAGCAGTTCTTCATATAGGTTTAGACTTTAACGTAGACCCTATGAGTGCTGTAATTTGTATAATAGTAGATGAAATAATTATTGTTGTTGATGAAATACAAATATATAGTTCTAATACCCAAGAAATGTGTGAAGAAATAAAGACAAGATACCAAAATAAAAAAATAGTTGTTTACCCAGACCCTAGTGCTAGACAAAGAAAAACATCAGCAGGAGGGTTTACTGATTTAAGTATCTTGAAAAATGCAGGATTTGATGTAAAATGTAAAAATACAGCACCTTTAATTAGGGATAGAATTAATGCAGTTAATGCAAAATTAAAAAATGTTAATGGGAAAAATAGTCTGTTTATTGTTAAATCTTGCAAAAATGTAATTAAAAGCATAGAAAGACAGATATACAAAGAGGGAACTCATGTGCCAGACAAAGATAGTGGTTATGACCATATGAATGATGCTCTAGGGTATCTTGTGGACTTCCTATACCCGATTAGGAGACAATATGATATACCGCAACCGACTAGGTGGACTTAACTGTGTCAAGTGAAATTACCTACACGCATCCAGATTATGATGATTACGTTGATCAGTGGGAGTTTCACCTGCGCTCATACCTCGGCGGTGAGGCGTACAAGGACGGTCAGTATCTAGTCCAGTACATAAAAGAGGATAAGAACGATTACGCTAGGCGGCTTGACCTGACCCCAGTTGATAACCACTGCGCCAGTGTCGTCCATATCTACTCTTCATTCCTATGGCGTACACCACCAACCAGAACGTACAACTCGCTAGAGAACAATCCTATCCTTCTACCTATGATGCGTGACGTTGACTTAGACGGCAGGTCTCTCGATACGTTTATGAAGGAAGCACAGATCTGGTCATCTGTGTACGGTCATGTCTGGATCATTGTTGATAAGCCTAAGTCAAACGCTGGGACAAGAGCTGAGGAGCTGGCACAGGATGTCAGGCCATACCTTAGCCTGTACACACCAGAGAACGTATTCGATTGGCGTTATGAAAGATCTGAGTCTGGCAGACAGAAGCTGGTCTATCTGAAAGTCCGTGAGGATATTATCCGTGAGACTGCGACTGATGTAGTGACTCACTTCCGTATCTGGACTGAGGACACTGTCAAACTGATCGAGGTCAGCAATGACAATGAGAGACTCATAGAGGAAATGGACAACCCAATAGGGTATATCCCAGCGGTATTTGTTCCAGCGGCTCGCACACCTACACGCGGCATTGGTAAGTCTGACATTGCTGACATCTCTATAATGCAGAAGGCAATCTACCAAGAACTATCAGAGATCGAACAACTGATCCGCATATCCAACCATCCTACATTGGTGAAGTCGTTTGACACTGACGCAACCGCTGGGGCTGGCAGCATTATCAATATGCCGGATGAGTTAGACGCTAACCTAAAGCCATTCTTACTACAGCCTAACGGTGGCAACCTTCAGGCTATCATGGCGGCAATTAGCGCAAAGACTGAGACCATCAACCGAATGGCTCACTTAGGCGCAGTCCGTGGCACTGATGCGGTCAAAGCATCAGGCATTGCATTACAAACAGAGTTCCAGTTGCTCAATGCTCGATTAGCTGAGAAGGCTGACATCCTGCAATTAGCAGAGGAGCAGATCTGGTTCTTTGTTTCTATCTGGTCTGGTGTGACACCTGATGTTGAGGTCAACTATCCAGACTCATTTGACATCCGTGACTACGATAACGAACTGAAGTTCTTGCAGATGGCCCGCGCTTCTGGTGTTAAATCTTTGACGTTCCTGAAAGAGATTGACAAGCAGATCGTTGATTTAGTGCTAGACGATGAGTTGCTACACAAGTCACATGAGGAGATAGAAGAGAATACAAGAAATGTTGGTGACTTCTCAGAGCGCACACAGATCTATAAGTATCATATGGATGGTGGCGTGGTGACTCCAAATGAGGTTCGACAAAAGATTGGCCTTGCAGAAGTATCTGGTGGCGACCAATTAATCCCGGCGACTGAACAGTCAACGCCTAACCAGTAATGGCCGCAGATACTGACCATGCAAGAATCGTTGATGCTCTAGGCACTAGCCATGAGAGGCGAATCCTTGATTCGTTACAGGATCTTGAAGAGAACATAGCCGCCTACATGGCCAATGTACCAACGCAGAGCGGAAAGTTATTTGATCTAGCATGGTCAATCCAAGCTCGCACTGACATCGAGCGCATCATTAGGGAATCCTATCTGTCAGAATCAGATCTGGTTGTCCGTGACTACTCCAAGGTCGTCGATAGCCTTGGTGATATGTTCCAAGAGTACGAATCATTTGTTGGTGTCTCGGACGATATAGTGGCACAGCTCCAGCGGATATCCTTTCAGGGGTTCCAAGATATTGCAGTGACCTTTACAGATGAGCTGGCTAATGAGTTATATCAGAACACATTGGTAGGCCGTCCAGTTGAAGAGTCAATACGCACTATGCGCCAGAAGATCAATGGCGTGTACATCCAATCAGACGAGGTAGAGATACAGCGTCTGGTCAATGTAGCAAATGCAGGTGGCACAGCAGGTGAAGAGGCTGTCCGTCAGCTCCATCAGATCTACGCATCAGACCGAGCTGGACGCAACATGCGCCGCTACTCAACACAAATGGTTCACGATTCCCTTATGCAATTTGACGCATCTATCAATGTTGCCGCAGGGAGAGAGGTAGGCGCAGAACGCTGGAAGTATTATGGATCGCTGATTCAGGATTCCAGAAAGTGGTGCGTAGATCATGCTGGCAAGACATACACAGAAGATGAAATTAGAGAACTCTGGTCGGGGAATGATTGGTCAGGCAAAGCGTCTGGTGATCCATTCATTGTCCGAGGTGGGTACAACTGCCGCCATCACTGGCGACCAGTTTTTGAAATAGAAGACTAACCAACAACTCAAGAGAGGTACGTTACATGAGCGATGAAGTCATGGGTAATGAAGGCGTAGAACAGGCAGTTGCCGAAGCTACAGAAGCTCGCACATTTACGCAGGATGATTTAGAGAAGATCGTTGAACAGCGTCTAATGAGAGAGCGCAAGAAGTACGAAAAGAAACTAGAAGGAGTAGATCTGGATGAAGCACGGCGGCTCCTTGGCGAAAAAGAACAGGCTGAAATCGAACGCCAAAAGGAAAAAGGCGAATTCGAAAAAGTACTCCAACAACTCGCTGAAAAGAAAGACAGCGAAATAAGCCAGTACAAGTCTAAGCTACAAGAGATTCAAGTAGATGGCGCACTAATAAACGCCGCTAGCCAAAGCAATGCTGTATCACCTGATCAAGTTGTGTCCTTACTGAAAGGTAAGACTAGACTTGCAGACGATGGTGCGGTAGAGATTTTGGATAATAGTGGAACAGTGCGGTATAATGACAACGGAACTGCAATGACCGTCAACGAACTGGTCGGAGAGTTCCTCACTGCGAATCCTCATTTCGTGAAAGCGTCACCTAGTGGCACTGGATCAAGAGGTGCGGCAGGTGGCTCCACACAGAAGCCTTCATCTGTGGCTGATATGCTTGCTTCATGGGAAAACGGTGGTAAAGAAGCATACGCCGCAATGAAGAGTCCCAAGCGATAGTTTCGTTTGAAATTTAAACTGTAAAGGAGAGCCACACATGGCCGCATCAACAACTAGTACCCTGGACGACCTGTTCGTCTCCATCGTAGCCGCCGCACGTTTTACTGCGGAAGAGCAATCACTACTGCGTAACCTAGTTACCGTATACAACATTGACGCACAACCCGGCGTGACTGTTCAGGTTCCTAAGTACCCAGCAATCACAGCCGCTGACCTCACTGAAGGCACGGATATGACATCCACTGCCGTATCAACTAGCTCAGTGTCTATCACAGTTGCCGAGATTGGCGCACAAGTGTTCTTAACTGATATGGCCGCTATGGGCGCGGGCAACCCTGCTGATGAGCTGGGAACTGTCCTTGGTAACGCAATCGCTACTAAGATGGACAAAGACGTTATCGGATTATTCGATGGCTTCTCAACATCTCTTGGCTCAACAACTACTGAGCTGACAGCGGCTTACTTGTTCCAAGCAGCGGCAACGCTACGGGCTAACAAGGCTCCGGGTCGTTTGGTTGGTATATTCCATCCATATCAGGTCTATGCACTGAAGGCTAACCTCACTAATACATTCGCTAACCCGAATGGCGGTGACATCCAGAACGAGGCAATGCGTTCAGGATACGTTGGCACACTTGCTGGCATCGACATCTACGAATCAGCCAACCTAACAGTTGATGGTTCTGGTGACTCGAAAGGTGCTGTGTTCGCTCCAGAGGCAATCGCTATTGCTATGAAGCGTGACTTCAACATGGAGCCAGAGCGTGACGCATCTAACCGAGGTTTCGAGCTAAACGCTACTGCCATTTATGGTGTAGGCGAGTTAGACGACAGCTATGGTGTTGAGATGTACTTTGACGCTGGCCTCTAAGGGCTGACCTAGGGCCGTCCTTCGGGGCGGCTCTTCCTAATTCTTAATGAGGTAAGCAATGGCTTTTTCAACTGACTCTGATCTTGTTGCAATCGTTCCTGATATTCTGGATCTGGGCATCGATACATTTATTGATGAGCATGCAAAGGCAGAGGCAGACATTAAACGAGAAGTCCGCAAGACTTGGTGGCCCCGCACTAGCAATAGTGGTGAGATGAATGCCGCCTTGCTTATAGAGGCTCAGTGGACAAGAGCTAATGCCTACCTTGTATTATGGAAGTATGCGCTTCCCCAGCTAACCAACTGGGTTGATGGCGACAGATTCCGTGAAATGATTGCATTCTACCGTGACCTTCATGCACAGGAGATGGTGGCTATATTCGCTGATGGTGTCCAATATGACTTTGATGAAGACGGCACAATTCAGAACGATGAGCAAGACATCTTCATAGACGCTAGGTTGAGCCGGTGAAAATATCTACAGTTGTAGAATCTAAAAGCGTTGATGCAATGTTTAAGAAGCTGAAATCTCAGTTCTCAAAAGACATCAAAAAAGAGTTGCTTGCAACAACAGAAAAAGCAATCACGATGATCGAGGATAGAACTGCAAAGGGCAAAGGATACAGCGGCAGGTTTAAGCCCTACTCAAAAGAGTACGCAATTTTCAGAAGCAAGAAAGGCCGCCAAACTAGATTCGTAGATTTAAATTTCAAAGGAACTATGCTTGGTGCTATGAAAAGCAAAATAGATCAACAAGGATCGATTTCTGCTAAAAGCCTTATTGGAGAGATTAGCTTTACTAGAGCGACTGAGGCCAAAAAAGCAATGTTCAATAATCAGAAAAGACCGTTCTTTGGTTTTAACAAAAGGGAGAAGGACTACTTACGAAAGTTCTTCTATAAGCGGCTTACTAAATGAGCATTAGAGAATCAGTAGCATCTAACATCATCTTAGTTCTTCAGGCGGCTAGGCTACCAGTTAAGCCAAAGCTAGTAACAAGAGAGCCTTTTGATTTCAATGAGCTATCAAACGCTCAGTTTCCAGCGATCCTAGTGCAGACAACATCTGAGTCACGCGAAGACGCAACCATAGGTAATAGTCAAATCCTCAGAGAGGGGCTAATTACTTATGAGCTGATCGGATATGTAAAGTCTAAAACAATCGACACTGCGAGAAATGAATTAATTGAGGCCATTGAGGAGTCATTGGATTTAGATAGGACTCGCGGCAGTGTGGCACTAGATACCCAGATTGTTTCTATTGAAACAGACGAAGGGACAATAGTTCCTATTGGTGGCGTTATCGTAACGGTCAACGTGATGTATAATTACACAAGAGGAACTACTTGATGATTATGTACCGAGAAAACTCAGAATCTACAATTTCTGTAAATCCAACCCGTGTTGAAGAAATGAAACAAAAAGGCTGGACAGAAGACGCGCCTAAAAAACGCAAATCAAAGGTTTCACTTGAAGCCGAACAAACCATGCCAAGCAATGATACTACCGAGGAGGTAAATGATGGCGAATCATAAAGGAAGCGAAGGGCTGGTGAAAGTCGGCTCGGATACAGTAGTAGAAGTGAGAGATTGGTCTTTCAGTATTAGTGCAGATACGGTTGAAGATACTGCTATGGGAGATTCGGCTAGAACTTATAAGCC